ATACAAAATGCAAATAAAAAAATCAATTTCTTCATAACTTTATGTGTTTTTTAGTTGTTTATCGTTCAAAAGTAGAAGTTATAATAGAAAAACACAACCCTATTTTATTTTTTTGAGCTTTTTGAAACCTATATAACGTTCGTTATTCTTCGTAAAAATGGCGTTTTTCTATTTAATACTCCCAAACCATATAAATAAACAAAATTCATCTCTATTATAAACTACTGATTCATAGTCACAAAGAAATATATGAATAAAAAAATGCCGGAAAGTTTTTGAATTTTCATAAAAAGCACTACCTTTGCATCCGCAAATAAGGCTGGTTCCGTAGCTCAGCTGGATAGAGCAACGCCCTTCTAAGGCGTGGGTCAAGCGTTCGAATCGCTTCGGAATCACTTAAAGGACTGATTATAATTCATTGATAATCAGTCCTTTTTCTTTTCTATAAAAAGTCGAAAGGCTATAAAAAAAAGATACCATTTCTCACCGGAAAGTCACCAACAGTGGAAAAACAGTGTCTTTAAAAACTTATAGCTTATGGCAACACTATCATTAACTATTCTATCCGCTAAGCCCACCAAGGCTGGCAAATTTCCTATTCTTATCCGCGTATCAGTCAAGAATGATAAGGAGTACATTAAAACGGAATATCAATTGGACGATGCTTGCCAATGGTATAACGGAAAAGTAGTAGCCCGCAATGATGCTACAATGATGAACAAACAACTTATATATGAGTTGAAAAAATACAAAGAACGTTTGCAGTATATTGACAACTACGATTGTTATACTGCCAAACAACTAAAAATTATACTAACACAGCAAGATAAGATTGCTCCAGACATGCGTACATTCAATGATTTCATGCGACAGAGGATCAAGGAAAAGAAAGAAGAAGGAAAGACTAGCCATGCTAAAATGCTAGAAGACACCTTAAAGATCTTTGAGAGCGCAGAAGGTGAGGTACCAATGATTATTATGAATCACATTACCGTTGAACATTTTGATAGATGGATGAAACTCCATGACCATACTGACGGGGGCCGACAGATTCGGTTAAGTCACATAAAAGCACGGATTAATGAAGCTATTAAGTTAGGGATAATACGATGTGACAAACACCCATTTGCCTACACAAAGATTCCCATCCCAGAGCCAAGGAGTCTTGATATATCTGTAGACGCGATAAGAAAGATTATTAGCACAGATGTCTCAAAGAGCAAGCAGTTGTCTTTAGCTAAGAATATGTTTTTGCTATCATTCTACTTAGGAGGTATCAATTATGCAGATCTCATTCAAGTAGATTTATCAGAAGATGTAATTAGTTATATACGATTAAAAAGTGGTGAGCATAAAACGAAAAACCGAACTACGAGTATAGCTGTCTGCCCGGAAGCAAAAAACATAATAAATAAATATATTGGGAAAAATGGAAAGCTGAAGTTTGACTACAAATACACAGCTGGTAATTTACAACGCTATATCAATAAATGCTTAAAACTCCTAGCAACAGAGTTAAATATAAAGGAGGGATTAACCTTTTATTCAGCCCGTAAAACTTTTGCCCAGTTCGCTTCCGAGATTGGGATCCCCTATCCTATTATTGAATACTGCTTGGGGCACTCCATAAAGACCAGCATTACTATTAATTCTTATGTTCGGGTAAAGCAGCATCAGGCAGACGCAGCAATTCAAAGAGTTATTGAATATATTAATAATCCTGAAGTATTCAAACCATATATAGAAATGCGAGCACAGATGCAAATGATGATGTAATATAAATAATGAGTTAAGAGGTAGCCGGATAAGCTACCTCTTCAAATTTCAGACCTTTTTTTTCGCTAATTTTAGGATTGCGTACCTATGAAGTGTTTGTCAATTACATATTTACAGGGAGTTATTCAGCCAGACGGATATCCAGATTATAGCATTCTTAAAAGTTCAAGGGATATGGCCTAAATGTCCGCTATGAAATTATTGTTGAAGAAAATCCAACAGGTTCTAAGTAAATATTAATTATCAATTTATAATAGATTCATACTCATCCCAAGTTAATAATTCATATTGTTTTTTATCACATCCAATAATATTCATCGCATCTTTTGCTCTTTCCTTATCTTTATTATCATAATAAACGATCAGCCAACTTGATTTTTTAGAAATGCACTTTTTTATTTTTAAAATATACAACATATCAATATCATTAAGAGAATGTCCCAACACTACTACTTTTTCAACGTCTTTTAAAGAATCAAAAAAACTTTGGTTTTCGTCAATAATATTCTTTACAGGTTTTTGGAATTGATAAAAAAGAATATGAGAAGCTGCTTCTGCATCATAACTGGGAGTCCTATTACTTTCTCCATTTTCATCTAGTTCAGGTATTTCACCTTCTAAAACTTCCATTCCATGCCCAAAAACAAGTTTTTCATCATTGCCATCGCCAATATATCCATGTATATGAAAAACATTTGGAATATTATAGACTTTTTCAAGAGTTGGCGTATAATTAAAAGACAAAAAGAGAGCATCTTTTTCAAAATGCATATTTTTCTGTTCTATCTCGGTTTCAGATATATCATTAATCCAATTCCAGAACGATTCTCTTATTTCAGAATGCATTTTCTCTGACTCTTCTATAATCTCGTCTTCTACTCCATTAAAATCACTCCAACTTGGATTTTCTTGATCCTCCAATCCCTCTGAAACGTTATCATGGTCACTGTAAAATTGCTTTGCATCAAAACTTGCAAGATTGTTTTCGAAATCGCACCACCAATACTTGTCATCCTCTATATCTTGTTTTTCTTTTAAAATAAAATACAGATATAGGAAATTTTCAACATTTGGGGTGTTCTCCTTTGCATATTTATGATATTCACCATAAGAAGATTTTAAGCCATGCCGTTGATCAAAGCCATTCCCGATTACATATAATGTACTATTTTTCATAATCATGCCTTTTAGATTATGACACAAAGATAACACATCATTAGTCATTAAGACTTCATTATCACATCAAATTCATAAAACTTATAAAAAAGCCCCGACTACACTTAGTCGAGGCTCATTCTTTTTGGAGTATATAACGTATTGTCTCCCGCTTTCGAAAATTAGCAACTTTTCCGTAGAGAGATGATACAACAGACATCCACGTCTGTACACAAATATACTATTTATAAATGAGATAAGCAAAAGAAAAGCCCCGAATCAGAGAGACGGGGCAGATATCTTTTCGTTTACAAGTAAACTCCTACAATACGAAGGTAATATTTATTTCATTTTCGTAACACCAGCCATCCTACAATTACGAGCACAAAAAAGCCCCAAAACTAATGGGGCTAATTTTATACTTTGAAATAAACTCTCAATAAATAGAGATGAAATTAGATTTCAGTTTCATCTCTTAATTCCATTTTAGTTTTCATATTATACTCCTTTCAATGTTTCTTATTCAAGATAATTATGTATCCTTGACGCCGTAAAATTAATCCTTTATAATTAGATTCCAAAAAACCTTTTCTATTTTTAACTATAAAATCATCAGATGTTCCTCTATGAAGAAAAACTGGTGTGATTTTTTCTTCTGGATATAAAAGTTGAATATTCATTCCATTTACAAGCCACTTTGCTTGAAATCCCAAATAATTATCTTCTTCTAATTTATATTTTTTATTCAATATCTGCTCTATAAAATATTCGGTTGAGCCTTTTAGTTTAACCTCATATACATAACGAATATCATCACCAGATTGTTCGCATTTTCTTTTTGATTTTATTGTATTCCCATTCACCTTTATATTTTCAGAATCAACCATTAAATTCTTTTTTCCTTCCTCGGAGCAACAACAAGTTGAAGAGCGCAAAGGAAAGGTAAATTCTTTCTTATCAGCAGCATGCAACTTAAAATTAATTTCATGTTTAACTATTATATAATCAGAATCAGTATTGTCAAAATCGATAGTATAAGTACATTTATAATTGCTATATGACACAACCCCATTTGCTGGAAGATAGTTTTTCTTTATAGTTTCCATTAATCTTTTTCTAATTTGAGGGAATTTAGACTCAAAAAGTACTTCAGAAACTCGTACCCATATACCAACTATGTCTTTTCTCTGTTCTAAATGTTTGGCGTCATAAATAACATCTTCTACACTCTTTTTAAAAAAACCCATAAAATCCGCAGCAGATGTAAAAAAAGATAAAAATGTACTTATCAGTAGGATTTCACCGGTCTTAGACGCAAAGATAAAGCTTTTAGGATATTCATCATTAAATGGAAAAAAAATGCACCACAAAAACAATATTGCCCCTACAAAAAAAGCAATAGGTATACCTATTATCTTTAAATTAAATATTTTTTTTAGCAAATTTATCATGTCTCATATATATTTCATATGCAAAGGTATATGAATTATTTTATATAACCGAAAAAATAACAAACAACTAATAAAAATCACCACCAAAATAGATTATAACTCACCCCAACCCCAACATACCATCCATTCGGATAACCATATCCGGCTTGCAACCCTAGCCCCCATCGTTTCCGTTTGGCAGGAACCAGCACAGGTATTCTAATCTCCCTCGTCCGGCTATACACCTCAATACTATCTAGTTTCGCGTTATATCCCGACACCCATGCTTGGTATAGGCTATCTTCGTATATCTTCTGGGTAATAGGAATTACGACTTCTGCCGAATCAGGGATACAGGTATCTTGCTTAGCCTCACAAGAATCCTTCTTAATAGGTAGCTTAACTGTTTCATATCTCTTGATAACACTATCCCGAGGCACAGGATAATAGAAAGGAATAGTTTCGATGTATTCGGTTGTGTCTGGATGTGGTAGTGCAGGCTGTTCTTGCTGGTGGCTCCACAGAAACAGAACAGCTAACACGAGTAATGTAACCAATATCCAAGGTAGTACTTTCATGGTCGAACTACTGTATTACGAAGAAAACTAGGAAATTCGGAACGAACATCAAAGCAGGGACAAACCTTGATGTATTCTGCCGGTTCCACTTCGCCGCTGTCGTCTAGGTCTGGAGATGTATCACGATGTCCGAGAACCTCGACAATATCATACTCCTTACATAACTTTGCTACCAGCTCACGCAAACTAGCTTTTTGAGCAATCGTTCGTGTATCAGCAGGCTTTCCTGATGCGTCCAGTCCTCCAATATAACAGATGCCAACACTATGCTTATTATACGAAGACTCTGAAAATCCTTTGGTATTACAATGCGCCCCGTCGATAGACAACGGCCTACCATTCTCCACAGTGCCATCAAGGTCAATGACGAAGTTATAACCGATCTGACTGAATCCCCTTTGTCGGTGCATCCGGTCAATGTCCTTTGCACGTAAATCCTGCCCGGCAAGTGTGGCCGAACAATGAATGATAATCGAATCAATAGTTTTCATTTCTCTTCCTCCCATTTTAATTAATAATCACTTGGCGGCTGTCGACTAGAACATCCGCGAACATCACACTTCTTTATCTCGGCTTCTTTCAGTTTCAATTCCAGCTCATGTTTATCGTGGATGAGTTGGAGCTTCTCCGCTTGTTCCTGACGGAGTTCAACATAGATGGCATCAATCTTCGCATCTCGTTGAGCAATACGCTCTTCAAGCCAGGCAACTTGTTTCCGCTCGTTTTCATTCTCTGCTGCATCTGCTGCTGCATCCTCTTTCCTTGCATCAGTCTTACGATTGACGTAGAAATTTACAATCCATTTAATTGCCTCCAAGCCTCCTAAAGCTCCGAGTATTGTTAGCCAGTCGTTTAGTTCCATATTCTTATTATAATATTTAAAGCACTACTACACAACAATTTCAATAATTTAAACTAAAATTTATATCTTCCGCTACCCATCTTGTCTTGGAAAAATCTGCATCAAAGCAAATACCTGTAAGTCTAATAATGCCATGTCCTAAGTTACCAAAGCTAATTTGTGTATCCCCCATTACAACTCTCGTGTTTGTGCCTTCTTTATAAACAATAAAATCACTTTGATTTGCAAACTTAATTTCGTATGTTAATATTGCTCTAACAACAAAATAAGGTAATATAATTTGCTTAACAGAACCTTCAGGTACAGTAGGCAACTCTACATAATTGGTATTCATTGCATATTGTTTATCAAACAAATCCCCATAGGCTTTACCATCTGTATCCCAAATTATAGATTTATTAGCAAGATGTCCACTACCATCTTCATTCAAAATAATTTTCCCATTTGCTATAGAAATACTTCCATCTTCAACTTCCACTCTACCTTTAAATGTATATTTTTTATTTATCGGGTCAAGTTCAAACACAATTTCATTGTTAACCAGCGCAAAGATACCCGTCCGCTTTGTCCCGTCAGCGGCAGTAAGGCAGTCCTTTCCTTGCGCTATTCCGGTCAGCCACACTTTCCCATTCTCATCAACGGCCTTTGTACCGGAAAACAGCTTTGGAGTGACAATATATCCTTCTCCTATTTCAGTAGCATATCCGTTCCATTCCTCAATCCATGGTAGGAGATTAGCGTCTTCCCCCGGTGAACCATCATTACCCTTTATCTTAATTGGGCTTCCCCATTCGCCAGAATCAGCACTTTCCGCAACTTTTTGAGAAATCCAAATCACGGATGCGGTAGCATTTGTATGCCAGCCCAAAGTCGTTCCATCACCTGTAGGTTTTGCCGGTTCTTCTTCATTATCGTGATAAGTGATATAGACTCTCATACCGTCTTTACCATCATTTCCAGGTAACCCGTCAGTACCGTCTACACCATCAGCCCCGTCTACACCGTCATTGCCATCAGCCACCATCAACGCCCAAGCCGTTCCGTTGTATATATAAACCCGACCATTATCTGTATCACGATATGCCCAATTCTTTTGAGGATTATCGGGAGGAATTGAAGAATCCCCTTTCCACACAATATCAAGCCCGTCATTTCCGTCTTTACCGTTAATTCCGTCCAGCCCATTCTTTCCATCCGAACCGTCAACGGTCATTACATACCATGCATTATCTTGGTAAACATAGCATTTCTTATCTGTTGTGTTACGATAATACCATCCGTTTTTAGGATTATCAGGATGAGAAGAATATTCTCCTTTATACATAAGACTTATTCCATCTTTACCATTCACCCCATCGGCACCGTCTATACCATTGTATCCATCCTTCCCATCCTGACCATTTTTACCGGGTTCACCATCTTTACCGTTTGTTCCGGGATCGCCTTTTAAATTCTCTTTCGCTTCATCTGACAAATTATCCCACGTGAGAACAACATCCCGCATTGTACATACATATTTTCCCTCCACTAATGCCCAAGAAATTGCACCACCGGCTATGTGCCCCGATTTATCCGGTTTAAATAAAGCTGCACCACATCCAAATTCAGCACTACCATCCGGATATATACAGTAAGTAATGTTCTCATCATTATCGACTCCTTTAATCATACCATTCATGCTATAAAAGCCTTTAAGCCCATTACTGCCTGGAATATCACCTCCAACACGAATTTTTACTTTCCCATCCCAGTTCTTACTATTGATATCAAACATCACATCAATAGCCGGTTGGCCCGTCTCATCTGCATGAAGATAAATGGCCGATTGACGAGCTTTATTCTGTGAGTTACCGAACTGAACCAGATCGTCACCCGCTGCAGGAGGATTAAGTACTTTGCCTGATTCATCTACATCGAATTCAGATAAAGGAATGTGCAAGGTCTTTGTCTCCACATCGACAGAATCAACTTCGACATGATAAAGCTTTGTCTTGTCACCGACAAATGTCTGACAGCGTACGAAATCGTGCGCTACGATACTCATATCCTCATCCTCCAACACTATGAGGTATTCTGTACCATCATCAGAAATACGAGCGGACTTTACTTTTCCATGCCCTTGACTTATTGTTTGTGCACCAATGATAGCCCGAATCTTACTTATGAGCATTTCAAATACAATCATAGTTTCACGGACCACGATTGTATCAATCTCCAGTTTCCATTTACCAGTCATGTACTCCCAGAGTTTCCAACCATGTCCTGCAAAGCCGGACATGAAATCTTCCACATACTCTTTTACTCCATTCGCCAATTTTTGTCCTGTCTCTTTCACCGAACAGAGAAAGCCGTAAAACTTACCGTTACTTAATATTGCCATATTTTATATTTATTCATTATACGATGATAGTGGATATATTCTACTGGAATACTGTGACCACCAACTATTTCCTTTATAAGTTTCAACTGAATCGTCCGGAACATAAATCTTACAAGCAGCATTGAAGCCATAACCCAGATTTGCGGATGAACATGCAGGTGGGACACTTGAAGAAATCTTCAGATAAATCATAGACTTGCAATCATAGAATAAATCGTTACCAAACGAAGTAACCGAAGCAGGTACTTCCAATCCGGTTAATACGTTACACCCACGAAACATAAGTTTACCTAATAGAGTTAGTCCATTAACAGGTAATATTACAGTCTTCAGACTGGAGCAGTAATCAAAGAAGTTATCCATACCCTCGCTGACTATTTCGTCAGGAAATTTGAAGCTTTCTAAAGAACCGCATTTTTCAAAAATGGACCATCTTAGTTTTAAAGGTTTCATTCTACCACTTTCAAACTCAACTTTCTTTAAATTAGGACAACCTGAAAAAATAGCCTGCTGTATATGTTCAACATATTTAGGAATAGTCATTTCTTCTATCGCTGTCCCTCTGAAAGCTTCAAAAGCAATCTCTGTTACATAGGGAGGTAGTATGAAAGATTTCAAATTAGAGCAATATTTTAATAAACCCGGTTTAATCATTGAGATGGATGTCATGTACTGAAATTCATCAAAGTACATTATTTGAGTATTATTACTGAAAGGAGTACCAAACTGTGAATCTGTTATATTCGCCAATTGCGCTTTAATAATACCAGTACCATCACCATAATTCCCAACCATGTAAGAACCTACGAAATCGTCTTTGAATCGTAGATAAAATTCACCTGTTATATTAAGGACTAGCCGATTGAAATAACTACGAAGAGCTATGGCTGTATCTTCATAGCAATTCGTATTGATATGAAGCGTTCCATCAAGAACCGAGCGAGGATCATCACCAGCTACACCGGAACTGTTAAGCCCAACATAAGTCCCGTCTGCCAACTTTCCAAGGTTATCAAGCATCTCGGCTCCATTCTCATTATAGGTATATTCCCCAAACACTGCACGCACACGTTTAAGGGCATGTGCTTCTCCCTGTTCCTGCTGTGCATCCATGATCTTTATTAAAAGGTCAACCGGATTAAGTTTCGGACAATCACTGACAAAGAAGTCCGTAATCTTTCCGGCACAATCATCGATAAGCACTCCCTCCTGTTTCAACAGAGGGAAGTTCTGTAATGTCAAATACCTGTTCGTGGATGGATATTGAACCAGTTCCAGACACCCGCCTTGCGGAAGCCTTATCTGTGTCAGTGACGTTCCATCAGCCCAAACTCTACGTAAATGAGTACATACAGAAAGATCAAGAGAACCGGCCAACGTGGCTATGTTAGACAAAAGGATAGATTGCAGAGATACACAATCCGAGATAGTAAGTCCCGTGATCGCAATAACAATCCGCTCTGTACGGCTTCCCAGCTCTAATTCACGTAACATCCTTCCCTTGATGATAAGATTTCCGTTTACGTTTTTATCATGCCACTTACCAATACTCATCAGCCAACTGGCTCCCTGAATGATATTCTGCTGGTCACCTGTGCCACCCAGGTCTATTATCATTCTGCATACCTGTCCGGCCTTTGTCCTGCTACCCTTTACAATTGATGTACCGTTTGCAATAGTGGGATACATATCAATGGCGGGAATTATATCATAGGCGATAGCGTTTCCGGCAGCACGAACATTTATTGAATCTGTTCCATTTGCAGAATACTCCCCAAAACTGTATTTTGAAGACATATACTGGATGCGCTTTTTCATCCATGCCGTTTCCGCGCTGTATAAATCCCCTAGTTCCTGTGTCAATGGGTCAGTATCATTCGTGTATCGTCCGGCATTCATCATTAGCTTGGCATTCTCATAGCGTTTGGAATCTTCATTCACTGTTACAGCCGGAAAATACTCTTTCACGTTAAGATAGTATTTCTGGTACCATGCATAGACTTTTTCTGCATGAGTACCGGATTTCAAGCCGCCTAATACCTCCATAGCCGACATCATAGAACGCATCCCTGCAGCAAGTTCGTCCGGAAACGCCAGTTCCAACAGATTCCAGAACACGGAAGTTTCTCCATTCCATACAGGAGCTCCGGTATCATAACTGTCATGTACTTCGACATAATACCCCTTTCGGAGTTGTCCCTGATTGGTGATAGGCATTATTGTATCAAGGTCGTCCTGTCTCCATTTCCATTTACAGCCTTCTCCAAAACAATATGGGTATGTGTTTTTTGCCCGGTTATCGGTAGCAGCAACAAATTCGGTAAAGTTGTGATGGTATATTGCGTCGGGAATATCAAAGTAGGTCTTAGATTCAGCCCTGAATTTGGCAATGCGGGCGTTGATGAAAAGTGTATTCAGTTCATCATTTGTTTTCCCCGCCAAATCAGCACTTGATAAACCGTACCCCTTATTTACAAGTTGGTGTATCAGGTTTATTTGTCCTTCACCTATGTCGGATGGTATGAACTGTTTTTCTGCAGCTTCATAATAATACAGGTTATACAGATTTGTATCACCCGGCTTTGCGATCCAGTATTCTACACCATTCTCTTTATAACCGGATGCGTCAGCATTCAATTCAGCCAGCGTCCCATTAAACGGCTGAATTCTGCTCGAACAGGAATACACAAGATTATAGGCCGGTATCCAGTATTTTATATTCTCCGGAAGTCCACCGTCAAGACCAATGCTGTTTTCTCCATTGTATTGCCATGACTCTTCGTCTTCGTTATATGTAATTCTTCCCGTATTCCAAGGTACGCGAAACAATGCCGGAAGTGGGGAGTTATCCGCTCCCTCAATAGAGATAAGGCCGGGAAACAAATCGGTATCATAACCAAAACAATACTTGTCCCCCTTGTCCGGACCACCAGTAAACTCACCCATACAGGTGTATACTATTTCACCCTCGTCATTGAGTTCCTTGCGGAAAGCCATAAATGGCTCCTGATAGACAGAAACACGGACTTTCGGATCAAGGGCCATTGCTTCATTAGTGAGTCCGAGCTGTTTATACAAATCCGTATATGAATTAACCGAACCAGCCTTGTGGTCCTGCATGGATGATGCCCAGTTTTTCTTGAATGTAACGGATGCACATGCAGGAACGTTATCAAACATGATAAACTTCTTTGTGGTTGTTGACCCGTCAGCATAAGTAATAACAGACTTTGTCTTGTCAACCTTACCCTTTTCATTCCATTCCCAGTATTTTTTAGAAGATGTGCCCTGACCACTCATTTCCACATTGGTGATGGTCACGTTTCGTTCCGGGCGGTTTACAAATAGTATTTCAAGTGTACCTGTTCTCTTTGCTGTATCATAATAAGACGGGAATATATTATCAAATACAAAGACATTCATTTTTGCCCTTATGGCATCGAAGTCTAACTGTGTGGCCATTGCGTCATAAAGATTGTTATTCTCGCTTTCTTCAACCTTTTCATCGGTGCCGGGCAACCAATTGATATAATTCTTATGTACTGCGTTGGAGCCTAGTCCGGTTTCATATATACGGATTCCATAGACATCCACGTCAGCATAGTCAGAACCTATAATTATATCTCCATTCTGCGCCCAATAATCATTTGATTCGTAAAGGAAAGTACGATTCTTTTTTCCATTGATATAAATAGAGCAAAGATTAAATCCGGTATTTCCATACATATTCGGCGAAATGGTCATGGCTATCCTAACACGTACACCATCATCGGTTGGAATTGATTGTAACTCCTCATTTTTAAGAGACTGGCTACACGGCCAGATGTTGTTTGCATAAATATTAAGTCCGGTAAATCCTTTTCCATCCGGTACCGACAAAGTAATAATAGGCTCGGAGTAGTCGGTAACATTATAAATCTTATAATCCAGTTCAATGGTTTTCCCATTACGGGCACTTTCTATTTCAAAAGGCTTGTAACCGATATCCAACAAGCTTCCGGCCATCATTCTTAATACACGGTTTCCGTCACTGTCTACAGTCCATCCGTCGTTATTCCAGTTCATGCCTTCCCATTCGGCTGCGATTTGAGAACTGTCTATTTCATTGATAATCTTTTGGTAATTTGACTGACTGTTAGTACGTGTACGCGGGTTCATGTAAAAGACTGATCCGGCCGTAGCGGAAAAGCCGGAAGAGTTGCTCACAGGGAAAATCATAGTATCGGTTAAAGGCTCTCCGTTATCCGATACGGCTACAGAGATTTCAAAGTCCGTATCATCGACGGTTTCAATCTCCATTGCATAAGAGAAGCTATTTTTCGTATTAGTGGGTATCGTACTCTCCTCACTGGTATATACGGTAAGATTATCCATTCTAATGGAGAATGTGCCACTTGTAGCCGTAGCATCACCATCATAAACTGAATATTCAAAAAGTTTATTATTCGACCAGTTGGAAGCTTTTTCTGAAAGATTATTCACACACATCAGCTTCACCTGCTCGCCTTCCGATGCGCACATGATATTAAAAGACACCGTTTTGGTTTTGATGGTACCATCGGAGTTTTCAAGATAAACGGATAATTTGTATACACCCGTCTGTCCGGGGTGGTCAATAGAGAAATTCAAAGCGGTATCCGTATAGATAACGTTTCCCAGCACTTGTTCATACGCTTTGGCGTAGTTTTCTCCCTCAAGGGTGACTTTAAGTGTCTTGTTTACATTTCCGGATATATAGAGAGGAATAGAAATTGTCCCGGAATATAATGTCCACCACTGGAAAGTATCAGCCTTGACAGACAATGATGTCATCGTTACATTATAAGTATAAGCCGGAGTGGCCTGTCCGGTCACTTCACCGGTTATTTTAACCATGATTGAGTTGGCCCCATTCGCAAGATACTCGGCTATATCAACTTTTGTGGCAGTAATGGAGTTTACCATCAGGGTTTTTATCAAGGTATAGTCTGCACTGACAGAGTTTTTTATGAATATCTCACACTTGCCACGTTCTCCGGTATTCTCGTAAGGATCATTATAGCTGTAACGTTCCTGTGAAATGAATGTGAAATTTAATACGCAAGGTTCACCCTTTTGTGAAGTAAAGGACTTATCACCATTATTTTGGACACGGATATAGTATTGAACTCCGGTTGTGGAGTCAAGACGCTGGTAGATATCGTTGACAGAATCTTGCAAACTGTCTATTTCCTCTGAATGAATTGCGATAACTTCTTTATCCGCATCGGTAAAGTCATTGGTAGATAAATTTTTTCCGTCCACTTTATCTACTTTTTCGTCAATAAGTTCCCGAAGTACGGTATCATCAAAATTTGTCTGATAATCTACCCATTCGCCATTTTTATATTGATACTCCTTATCTGTCTCTTTTACATAGACGACACAGCCTTCTGTCAATCGGTCGGCTGTAATGGCATTCCTTGCGTCAATAGTAGATACCTCCTTATGACCACCTTGACCATAAATAGAATAGTGCGTAGGATATACGTCTCTACTTGTGCCCGGAACAATAGGGGAATATACATTCGTTCCCTTCAATTCTTCACTCATTTCACCTCAATATTTAATACACCCGTCTGGATGCTATTTAAACGATAAATAGTGTAACTCTCTTTGTGGCCGAAAGCGTTTGTAACTTCACGAGTTTCTTCTTTCCAGTCTGTATTACGCAATCCTCCAATCCAGAACTGAATACTGGATACCATAGATGTAGGAAGGATGTAATAAGGATACTTACCACCGGTACAATCGAAAACAGTAGAGCCTTGCGTCCGGCTGGCCCATATACTTGATAAAGCTAAAATCTCATCATTTGTCAATGTTCCGCTTGCGGACACTCCGTAATACTTCTTCACCTTAAATTGTGCTGATACGGACTTTGTATATGTCTGTCCGCCCTGTATCGCTTTCAGAGTATAAGTTGTATCCGTAGCAACATTTGCGCATTGCTTTGCCCTGATTCCGATTAACAGTGATTCATTGTTGATTGATTGTGATTCAATATCCCGATCATAAGTCCATGACAGAGATATTGTTTGTGAACTGCCTTTCTCATAAGTTCCACCTCCTGATAGTGTCATAGTAAACGGAAAGACTTTCGACATGAGTTGTGAGACTTGAGAGAATAAAGTGGTATTAATTGTCCAACCGGAAGCTCCGGCAAGACGTACAAGCAAATCGTCCGTATCTGATATCTTATCTGCTTCGTCAGTTACGTTATCAAGTTCACCTAATGTTACCGCACCACCTGTAGCAGTACGCATTTCCTCAATAAATACATCTTCGTTCTCTTCTACAATACCATCCTCGAACTCTTCCGATAATAAAGACATCCGCATAGGTTCTACAACTTCTGTCTTACGAACAACCAAACCGTTATTAGCTTCAATTAGCTCTTTAGATATTAAACCTTTTAGGAAGGTGAGAAGTCCGGCAGCCTCATCATTTTCTATTTTAGAAAGATAAGTTTTCTCTATTTTATCTAAAATTATTTTCGCTGATTCTGCTATTTCTTTAGTGATCCGGAGTGATGATAGCGTGTTTTCCTCTGAAAGTTCTGTCTCGTCATCATTTTTAATAATCCGTGATAGAATTTCACCAAGAACTCGGAGAGATGAAAGAACATTTTTATCGGTTAATGATCGCATGTCATCAACCTTTATGATATCAATATTAGTCCCTCCACCACCAGTTATTAACGTACTGCCACCCCCGCTACCAGAGCGTACAACAGTGGCCCCAGCCGGATAATTTTTCGACCGGGGGTTAGATGGAATTACTCTTGACTTTATTAAGATATCACTCATACTTCTATCATTATACACTGAAATTGATTCATCTTATAATCGATTGTGCCTCCAACATTGATGAATCTCTTATTAACCATATAATTGTCAGACAAACGAGTTATAGGCGTTAAATCAGGTGTCTCTTTTATTACTTGTGTTAACTTTATCTGGGGGGCACTATACCGCTTAATTATTCTTCGTATGAGTTGTTCTTCTGGGCGAACGGTTGTTCCTTCTATGGCAGAGTATAAGTTATCAGTCAGATAGCCCGCTTCATTCGTTACCATCACAACTTTGCTGTAGCAAGCCCCATCGCAATTGTATGAACTTATTTTTAATTCTATTTCATCAAGTTCGTTTATATAATTCTCATTAATAATATTCTCATAGATGCGATCTGAATTTGATGTTGTGTCTTCTCCATCCCGCGGAATAAATTTCACTGTAAAATTTTGAAGGAATATACCGTATTTATTAACCTCTGACGGATACATACTTGCCAATAATTGGAACTCTAACTCGCCAACTGTTATTCCTGTTCCAGTAAATGAAGAATATATCATTTTGCCGGACGCCTCGGCATACGGATCTGTTAGTTTCTTATCATTATTCACATTTTTATAGTCTCCATTCTCATAACTTCCAAAAGATATATACGAACACTTATAGAAATTAGTACCAAGCACGGGGGCGTCTGTGGTGAAGTCGGCATATCCAATGAATAATTTAGCACCTATCATCAAGTTACCTCCCCATTCATCTTTAGACAAGGGGGATAAATCTGCATTTCGCAAATATTTAACCGAAGCATTGACGCAAAATACACCAGGAGGATAAGCTACACACGGACTTTGTAACTTAAAAACTGGCGTATATCCTCCAATAGCAATCCCATTTTTATTCTTCAATCTTATCCTAACAACGTCTGTATAATTATACTCCGTGATCTCTGGCACTTTCCCGCCATCTTTATCTATCATTCTGTAATTACAATACCTCATTGGAATTGCTCCCAACAAGTCCTCGGCTTCCATTTTATTTTTGTAATTGTTTATATTTACTTGTTCGCCAAATTCTTTATATTGGTACATTTGTAAATCACCTGGATTCAACAGAATACGATGAGAAACATCATTACCTGATACTATATCAGGTAAGGTAACAAGTGTATTCAATTCATCGTAATTAACACTAAAATTCAATGTCTCGGGAATTGGATAATTACTACATTTCACCGTAACTTTATTATACCCCGGAAGAATATCTAAAGAGTGTTCTGAACCGGTAAAACCTATGTTCTGTATATTGTGGGATTTTGGAGTTACAGTTCCTAATTTTTCTGATAGACTGGGGCTGTATTTTATAAATTCCCCTATATAATCGATGTCAACAAAATACAATTCGCCCTGCCAGTCTACGCATGTCCAATTTAACAATTTACAAATTTCTTCCAACACTTCCTTTAGCTTCATGGTTTTTTCATCCTCATCAAAGAAATTTTGTTCACTGACTGACATATATTCCAACGCATTTTCACCTGATTCATATTCCTTTGCACCTCGCGCATATACGTACGGAACATAAATAGCCGTATACTGGCTGTTAGCAGATTTTATACACTTTTGCAATAACCTCCAAAGTGATACAAATTCCTTTTTACTGCCAGTTACAACATAATCAATATATTCAAGAGTAGACATACCGCTCATACACTCTAACTCCAGTTCAAAAACTGTTGAACTATAGGCTTGGGTATAGAGTTCCGGCTTTATGAAACCACACCAAACGACTGCGCCACTCTTTTTGAACGTAACCCGATATTCCTGATAAGCTGTAGAAAACAAACTTTGCAGGTAGTCGCTACCAACCACGCGGATCGTTGCTGTACTAAATCGAGTAGGAGTATAAAGAAATTCTTCATCTTCTATGTCAACTGTAAAAGGAGAATCACCAGCAGGAGTTAATTCTTTTGATTTACCTGTATAGCCTTCTTTTTCGATTTCTACCACACATGGAACATTGTCCAGTGTGGCGAATGGTACTGTATATATAAGTGCGTAACTCATGATATAGGTTTCTTTCCCTGTGATTTAAGTTCATTATTAATCGTAAGAATAAGGTCTTTAGCCCGAACTCTAGTAGTTACGGTGGAGGACATATTTCCACTTCCGCCCAACTTTCCAGAATTGATAGCCTCAAATAGTCGTGACTGCTGCCCTTGGTTTAAAATCATTTCGCCGGCATTGACACGGGCCAGTATTTTATCTCCAGAAGTGGGACCACCTGTTATAACGCCTCCTGTAGCAAATTTAGGAATAGAAGCCGCCAAAATCATAGCTTCCATAGCAGCTATTTGAGCCGCAGCAAGCCCCACTCCAACGAAGGGGATTCCTGCATAGGCCGCTGTGCTTTCAGCTGCCATCGTAGTAGTTGCTGCGGTTGTCTTTGCTACATTCGCAGATACTGAAGCTGCCGTTTGAGTTGCTATTGCTGTAATTTCTGCCGTAGTTTCAGTCGCTGCATTAGCAACCTTTGTTCCTGTTACAGCAGTATCAATAGCCTCTTCTGCTTCTTTGGCCTGTATAAGTTTATTAGTTAGTTCTGTCAGACTCTCAATCATCTTAATGATAGATAAGAAAGTGTCTACTACGTTTGTCATTGCATTCCAGACAGCCATAATTCTTTCCCACCCAGACGCATCTACGTCATTCATTACATCACGAAGGTTACTGAACGCACTAACAATACGGTCTGAACTGCTTGCAATGTCTTTGACGCCAGAATACAATGATTCATTAAGCTCTTTATTGAGATTCTTAATATCCTCCTGAACTTGGGCTAATTTTAAAGCTTCTTCCATGTTATCTACATTGGCGATAGCATTATTAAATTCAATCTCTAAAGATTTGGCTGCGGCACTTCCCGCTTTCTTTGCTTCTTCGAGCTTTTCCTTCAAATCATCTCTATATTCAATCCAGATATCAAGTTCTTCCGATTTTTTATCTACATCAGTCTTCTTGTAATCGAAAGTTGTATCCCTTCTTCCGAGCTTTGGAGCTTCAATCTTTAAATTATCGCCTACAACACCCTGCATCTTCTTGATAAAACTATCAGCCGCATCGCCTATATTCTCAATGGATATAGCAGAATTGGCAGCAGCTATGGCCGCATCAACTAATGCTTTACGATAGTCATCTTCAGAAATGAGCTTTTTATCTAATTTTCTTTTAGCAAGGTCAGTTGCTTTTGTGTATTCTGCTTCGACATTTGAGAGTTCCGCTTGTGCTTTTGCGGACTCAGTTACACGAGGATTCAATGTACCTTGTAATGCTGCTGCATAAGTTTCATTTGCTGATGCAGATTTACCAAGAATACCGCCGAGTTTAACCACGGTGTTTGAATTGAGTTTGTCTATTTCCCCATTGTATTTGTCCTGTGTTATGGCTCCTGCATCCAGTTGATTTTTATAGTTCAGCAATGAATTTTGATATTCTTCTTCCGCTTTTTGGAGAGGAGTTTTCTTTTTGTCGTCATCTGGATCTACTATTGGTGTCGTTAATTTGCTAGCATTGGCTTGGTATTTACCAGCTCTATTAGTAGCATCTGCTATTACACGGTTGTTTTCGATATATTCTTTTACTGCCTTATCCACATCAGACAAAGAAATACCTTTGTATAAATTTCCATTTTTCTTTAGTTCATCTCTTATAGCATTATTATAAGCAAAGCTGTTTTGATTAGACGTGCCATCGATAGGCTTTAATTTGACTAATCGATCCATCTGTTCGGTGCTTAGTCCTACGCTTCCCGACAGATGCGCATTCTTTTCCGAATACTCTCCGACAGTATTAAATGCATGTTCTGCCATGGCTGCTTCCCTAAGCAATGCTATTCTAGTCTTTACTAACTTGTTGAGTTCTTCTTGTGACAAGTTTTCTTTACCTAACATTTTCTGCAACTCGCCTTGTGCTGTGTTAATTTCATTTTGACTTTTCTTTCTGTCATTCATGATATTAATCAAAGTTTGCATATGTGTTATTTCAGGAGTAGTACTTGCATTCCAAAGATTTTTCTGATAATCAGAGTATATATTCTTTATGCGTTTTGATTCTTGGTAGACAGTATATAACTTTGCAATAATTGCTCCAATGGCAGCGATTACGAATGTAGGAATAGACGATATGAATAATGCTTTCAAAGATCCTAAAGCCTTACTGAATGCTATTTTTATAGATGCACTTGTTTTTTGTGCTTTCCAAGCTACTTCATCAAATGCTACTCCTGCATCTTTTGCCGCGCGACGTGCTGATGACTTAGCCGCTAATTCGGCTTTGGCAATAGAGGAAATAATTTTATTGACTAGCCGATTTGTAACCAGAACTAATATAGCTGCAACGAGATAGGTAACAATGCTTTTTATATTGTCAGCAGCTGATTTAACAACACTAGTCAGCCAATCAATCAGAGCTTTATACTTACTCTGTACGTCTGTTCCGTTTACAAATTCTGTAAATGCGTTTTTCAGGCGATTTACGGATGTTTCCAAATTATCAGTATCAACGTTAGGAATCATCTCGTTGAGCGCTTCTGCGAACTTAGGAAGTACATCTGCGCTCATTAGTTTACCTTGCTTCATTAATTTGTCAAGTCCGCCAACAGAGACACCAGCAGCCTTTGCCATCGCCTGTAATGCGACTGGAAGACGTTCCCCCATCTGTAAACGCAATTCCTCGGAACTAATCTTACCTTTACTCATCATTTGGGAGAGAGCCAGCATAACGCCATTACTATCATCTGCACTCATTCCAAAAGCCGTACATGCCCGGGACACAGATTCGAAGATCTTGCGCTGGTCCATCATTGACATACCGGAAATAGAAGCCGCTGCAGTGAACTTCGCATAGTTGGCTGTAAGAGCATTAATCTCTAGCCCGTACTTCTTTGCCAGGTCTAATAGATACCGCTGATTGTCGGCATACTGTAACATGCTACCGGACACATTCTTTAGTGCGGTAGTCACTCGATTGGTTTCGCGAGCTACTTCAATGAGCCGTGAGACAAAATTACTCAAACCTAAACCACCGGCCCCCAGAGCTGCAGCAAAGGTAAGAAACTGCATTTGAATTGATTTGAATGCAGCTTTCACTTGATTTGAACCTCTCTTGAAGTTCTCGGTAAGCAAATTGATCGCTATACTAAAGCTTAATTTCCCAGCCATAATTTATTTACAATTATTTATTCCATTGTTCATGAATATTTCAAAGGTTTCCGCATCTTCTGTCAATGCTCTTTCTGATTCTTTCATATCCTCCATCTCTTCCCAAGGGAATGTTATCAGATCTCTAGCACCATTCTTTAACTTACTTGCGTCAATATGTGGAAGGATTTTATAGTAGGTCCATAGCCTATCACTCTCCATCTGCTCTTTTTTTCTCCGTTCGTAGGCATCTATGTATATTGGGAGATCACATAGTTCCATTTCTTCCAAAGCATAATGCGCATCAAGTCCAGCCATGATAAGCGTCGCAACCAATTCGCCAATCATCCTAGGTGTGGCGTCGTGATTTGCTATGTCATCCTCTTTTTGCTTTTTTTGAAATTGGGCGAGAACTGCTGTTTCTCGCTCCAAAGCCATAACCATTTCACGAGTTATCTTTTCGTTTGATAGGGTGTGCCGGAATACTTCCAACGTATACATCTTGCCTTCATTGTTGCATACTGTAGTTGTGTAAAGTAATGCACCTACATCATCCTTATCGGAATAATCCATTAAGGAGAATGATTTTCCCCGAAGCTGTTCCCATCTGATTATTGATTGAATATTCAGTTTTACTTTCGGATCAAAACGAAATCTTTTCCTCGGTGCAGGGCAATTTACCACTGTTGGAGGACCCGGGCGACAGCATTTACTATCAATAATTGCAACTACTGTAACTAGGGTAAATACGATTATTATGATTGTGATGAATAAACTCATAGTTGTTCTAATTAAAAAAGGCGGCCATCATCTGACCGCCTTCACGTTTATTACTTTTTTGACTTATCCCCCTGCAGGAACGGCTTCAACCTTTTGCAAGGCACCAACACCCTTAAAAGATGCGGAACACGTTGCAATTTGCCCATTATCGCTTTTAAGAGACAAGGATGTAAGCATAATCTCACCTTTATAATTAGGTTTGGTAGTATCAATTGCGAAACTACCACCAACGTTAGTTTTATCAGTGATAGTTGATTCGCCGACTACGAACTGGAATGTTTCACCAGTATCTACATGTTTCAGTAGTTCGTCATAACTGGTTGCTCCTTGTAACCGGGTAAGCAATGATTCGCTACTGATGGTGAAACTCTTTTTTCCAGGTAACGACGCCGCCCAATCGCCGCACATTTTATTGGAGATATCAATTTCTTCAACTGACACTTCCAAAGAACAACTAGATGCGAACGCTACCGGATTTTCACCAAGGAAAAGAAATAACTGACCTCTTACGATGTCTTTACTTGAGTCATGTTTAACTGCTGCCATACTATTTAAAATTTTAGTTTTACGTTTCATTTTATTCTACTGAAAATTGAAGCACTTGAAAGTATTTTCCCTCCGAATAATCTTCCATGGAATCTTCCAGGTGTATTGTCATACCCGGATTAGAGAAATCACCTTCTAAAGCCTCATATATTAGAGAAGCTAGTTCTAAGCTACGGTCATAATCATCGCTTACAGCATTTACAAATACAGTGGGGATTTGTCGGGCAACGCCCATTTTAGTATACTCTTGCTTATAGCCGTCACGTTGGTAAATGATAAAATCACCCTCCGTCTTCGCTGGAGCAACGATAGGAAATATTTTCTTTTCTACCAGAGAGGTGATCTCTTCTGAATCAAGTAAAATACTTCTAATTTCGATTGTAATTGCCAGTTTATTCATTAGCTCCTGTTATTTATTCGTTGAACGGCCCTTTGGACGCCTTGATAGAGTGCACTCATAGCCCTACCCTCTTCACTCACTTTTGTATCTGACCAGAAACGATTAGCCGACATAATACCTCGATTCGCCCCACTCTTTGTTCTTCTAACTTTTGTTCCGGAGTCCACCAAGTGAGAATGATTACCACCCGGACGATCAAAACCCGCAAGTGCTCCAAGTTTATTTCGTTTGACCCGGTTTGTAAACGAGTTCATCAAGTGGTTAGTCTGTTTCCCACGATGAAGAAGACGAGACCGGAGATTAGCCCTACCTTTAACTCTGAAAACATTGACAGCAGATCGGAGACCACTCTTTATAGCCTTGTCCTTTTCGAAGTCCTCTAAATTGTCTACGAGGTACTGAATGTTTTCCCGGTCTATTTGTTTAACTTCGATCATGTATCAATTTTTTCAAGAGTTAATAGCAGGCTATTATCGTTCATTTGAGGATTAACCATTTTGAGATTATACTCGTTACCGTTGTAAACAACATGAAGATTCTCTTTGATGATCGGATAATTACGCACCTGAAAAACGAGTGTATGCCCGATAAATTGCTCCATCGCACTAACTCCATCCCGATCTGCGATAAGAGACATTTTCTTTCTGCATGCCCGGCATCGGAATACTTCTTTATACTCCTTCTTCACTGCTCCTGTAGGACTCTGCGTTTCCACTGGAGATTTGAATACAAGTGTTTCACGTAATAATCCTGCTCTCATTTTGAATAGTCTCTATAAAGATCAACTAAGTATTTTGCCCCTTGAGGAATCTCTTTCAGATTAGCATATACTACATTTTCCCGATTTGCATAATACGTGCCAAGACACAGTAACATGGCTTGAACCAATGGCGTAGGAATACTATCCCCGCCATCGATAGAGGCAAGGTCTTCCACAGACGCACAAAGTTCCTTTGCAGTCTTCTCCTCGACTACTTTAATAAGAGCCTCTATATACGAATCTTCATCCGTATACGAGGGCTCTATATTCAAGTGCCTTTTTGCCATATCTAAGGTCACGTATGCCATATTACTTCATTGATGCAATAGTGAATGATTCAGGACGAATCATACCCATATTCCAGTAAGAGTTAACCACCAAACGAACCATACCCTTAGTTGCTTGCGTGTACGGATCTACAGTCAAGTCAATAGCCCCCCACTGTCCAAGGAAGTAATCTGCCCAATTACCAAATACAATACCGAATTCATCTTTTGCTTCCTGTAATCCCTTCGGAATATTGTTTGTGCGTAAAGCACGGTATCCATTCAGCATACCAATACCATCGTTACCAAAGATGAACCCACCGGCACCGGAAGCATCTTTTACTTTGGTTTTAGCTTTTCCCACTAATGAAGGATGCATGATATACCCTAAATTTCCGAACAGTGCGTTGTTTAGGTCGGCATCGGTTTCCAATTCTACAATTTTAGCCCAATCCATGACACCGTTAACACTTCCGAGAGTTTGGAACATTCCGTCAGGTACGTTATCTTCATGTGCAGCATTGCTCAATGCTGTTTTCTCCACCTTCTGCGCGATAGCGACAGCTAATAATTGGCGGATTAGACCTTCCACAGAACGATTCTCTTGGATCAGTAATTGCTTGGAGATGTCTACGTAAGCTGTCAAACGATTCGGGCTGTAAAGTTTACCTTTGGAAAATTCTCCCTTACCGTCTTTTGCTTCGTCATTTTCTCCTTCCCAGAAAACTTGTGCGGCACTATGCTTTGGCCAGTAGATATTTCCGACTAATCCCGTCATCATACGTACTCCAGCTTGGGACAATACGAGATTAGCCTCTAAAGGCAGCAACAATTCCTGTTGTTCTTCGTCAATCACGACACCTGTAGTGGCTTCTATCCCTGCAGTGTAAGCCGCACGTTTCTGATATGTCAGAGGGACAATCAACTCGCCGCAATTTTCAGCAGTAGCGGCTACAGAACGGTGTAATTTGGTTGCCTCCTCAATAACCGATGCTTCACTGGCACGTTGCTCTGTTTTATTCATCTGCGCCAGGATAGCACGACGGAGCGAAAAACTTTCATTTGCTACCGGCTGATGTCTCTTTCCTTGCTGACGATTCATAACCTCGTGTTCTTCAATCTCAAGATTGATTTCTGCTCTACGTTGCTGGTTTGTACCTAGTTCTTCGGCTTCTTCCGGTTTGAACTGACGTTTTTCAGTCTTTGCCCCATTAATAATCTCTTTAGAACGAGCAATCAACTGATTTCTTTCGTCCTTTAACTCTGTAATACTTTTTTCTTTTGCCATAAATTTATAAATTTAATGATTTCTCTATGCTTTGGTAATATTCTTCAGGGACTGTCTGCTCTTTCTTACGAAGTTCTTCTTCGACTTGCTCTTTACCACGCAAACACACGGACGTTTTGCTGTATGCCGCATTATACACCGGTGAAGCGTCGTACAAATTGCCAATTTTATGAACTGTACGTTTCCAGGTTCCGTCACTTTTCTTTTCCCAAGTGTCTTTTTCAACATCGAAACAAAAAGAACTCTGGTCTATCTCTCCGCGACGAAGGTTTTCCAATAATTCTTCTCCAAGTGCTGTTTTCGGTGCCTCGAATCGATATTTCAATCCCTTGTCATCCACGGACAGAAATAATGATCCGGCCCCTTCTTTGCTTCTTGCAAGAATACCACGGGTCTGATTGTGATTCAGCAATGCAAATACATCGCTTTTCTCAATAACTCCGTCTAAAGCCCCACGCTCTATAACTTCCTCAAACGGAAGCCCGTCAGATGGTGTATTGAATAGTAGTGCGTAGCCTTCTACAGTTCTCTTTTTTTCCGTATCTCCAGTTAGTTGCACCTGGAATGCAGTATTTCTTATTTCTCTTTTTTCGTCCATAACAGTGCTTTTACTTACTAACCAAAAAGTTGTCTGACAAATCTGGATTATTTTGCGGTTCAGCGACTTTTTCTTTAACCGCATTGTCCAGCGTCTGCACATTCACCTGTACAAAAGCTTTGTCTCCATTCTCAATTCTAGGCATATTATTTTCTCTTCGAACCTCGTTGGGTGTGGCTGCTCCCACGGTGGCCAAATCTTTCCAGAATGCCGCCTGTGCACTCTTATCAGTTCTTAGAATAGCGGAAGTATCGAATTCTGCTATAAATTTTCCTCGTTCAGATGGCAGAAAGACTTTGCGGTTAATTTCTAATTCTATTTTCGTAATGACTGCGAGAGCTGTGTCTGTTAAATATTGAAGTTGAGTAGCTTCTACTGTAGAATAACTGGATTTAGACAGATCGAAAGCTTTGACTGGAGATACAGAGAAGAATCGGCAGAGATCCACAACATTAAACTGTCTGCTTTCAATGAACTGACTATCTTTGGGGCTTATAGAAATGGGTTGGTACTTCATATTCCCCTCCAGCACAGCAATACCATTCGGATGTCCAGTTATAGGATTCGTACGTTCTTCCCACGTTTGATATATCTGATCCTTTTTCTTCTCATCCAATCGGGTCCCTTCAACTGTCAGTATACCTGCAACACTAGCTCCACTTTTAAAAAATCCCTCCGCATGTTCCTCTGTACTAGTTGCAATCCCTAGGGATTGGCGGGCATGTTCCAGCGTAGACACACCAATAATACCGTCATAAGAGAAATTAAGCACATGTATCATGTCTCTCGGATCTACTAATTCCCGAAAACCGACTACCTGATATCTTTTACGCATAATCCCTAAACGATCAGTGATCCAAGTTATCGTCACCTGGCTGGATGGCAAATAAATGAGTTGTGCTGCATTCATTTTACTATCGCGTTCGATATATGCGTAGCCATTACCGGTTAGCAGTACAGAAGCCATAAGAGTTTTAAAGAAAACATACCGAGTCATATCTTCATTAGGCTCCATATTGAGCATGTAATATGCTGGATGCAATTTAGCCTCAGCCTTAAATCCATCTGCATCTAAATGATAGGTTTTCAGCGGAAGCACGGCTACACTATCCGAGATGAGATCAACACAGCGATACACAGTAGACAGTAGCATTGGTTTACTTCTGCTGGTAAACATGGGACGGGAGCCATTAAAACTCCAGGCTGTAACCTGTGACGTTTCCTGTTTACTTGCTTTTCGAATTTCGAACCCTAGAAATTTCATATATACTTTTTCTACTAACCAAAAAGTTGTCAGACAATTAATAAAATTCTCCGTACCGGGGTGAAACTAGATATATTCCAAGTGCTTCCAACTTAGCAATTACACCATCTATCTTCTTCTCTTCAAACTGTTTCGATGGCTTTGTGTTACCGTTCCTGTCACGTGCCATAGTCACATTACGGAAACAATGCCGGTTAATCACATTATTGTCAATGACAGCCTTACCAGAAAGAATCAAACGCTCCATCTCCTTTGTCGGGCGGTTAAAGTTTCCAAGTGCTTGGCTAAATGGTTCCATCGGTAGCCCCTTTTCTTCAGCATTAATAACGAATTGCGTCGAATTCCACGAGTCATAAGCGATTTTCTGAATGAAAACGATCTCACGAATACGCATTATATCATTCAAAATATAGTCGTAATCGGTAACATTGCCCGGTGTAATGGTGATTAGTCCTTGTCTACGCCATTCTCCATATAAATCTTTAAACCTCTTTTCTTGTAATGCCGCTTCCGGCAGATAATAGAGAGTTTTGAAATAATATTTATCTTTGGTTGGAAACATGAAATCGGCACATGTTAAGTCGCTTGTACTTGACAAGTCAATACCCGCATAGCAATCCATATCCCGGAACTGCTCAAAGTTAAGGTTTGCGGAAGCTTGCAAAATATAGTGGTCTGGTATCCATACTGTTTCAGAATCACACCAAATATTGAAGTTCTTTGTTTTAATACCGACTTCTTCCGAAGGTGCGTTAATTGCTGACTGTACCTGCGTCTGCAAATATTGAGGTTTGACCGTAACTCCTAGATTGGGGTTGCTCTTCTGCCAAGTCTCCGGATTCCTCCAATCATCTCCCTCATCAGGAGAAAAGACAGCAGCAAAAAGTGCATCGTTTTCTTTTAACCCAGACAATACTTCCGTACACATTTCCCGGTATTGGTAGCATGGACCTAGTTTATCGAATCCGGCCGTAGTGATAATAACTGCCATCGGATTATCACGCATACCTTGCGATGACTGTAGTACATCTTTCAATCCCGTATTCTTAGCGGCATGGTATTCGTCTATCAGATACATTGATGCATTAAAACCGTCCAATTTAGAATCGTCAGCGGCAAAGACCTGTAGTAGAGATAACATCTTTTCAAATTTTACCTTATCACGGAAAGAAACAAGGTCTTTTCCTTTCGGATCAATCCCTTTTGCGAATTGAGAGCAGAACTTGAATGCGATTTTAGCCTGTTCTTTAGAGTTAGCTGCCAGATCCACTTCTGCGTCCATTTCTCCGTCAGCGATTAGATGATACAATGATAATCCGGCTGCAAAAGCTGTTTTCCCATTCTTTCGTGCAATCTCTATGTAGACATACTTCACAAGTCGTTCATCTGTCTCTTTGATATAGAACCCATAGATAGCCGCTATTACAAATTGTTGCCATGGTTGTAAGATGAACGGCTTTCCGGCATGGCGTCCGGTGAAATGTCGAAGAATGGAAAAGAATTCTATAACTTCATCTGCTTTTTCCTCTTTGAATTCGTATCGATCATCCTCCATCATGGAGAAAAAACGTTCAGCAGCAAGCTGAATAAACTTACCGGATACGACTTTCTCGTCTATAACGTCTTGAGCGTATTTATAGTAAGCCTTTGTCTGCATCAGCGAGTTTCTTTCTTACCCTTCAAATACGCCTCAAGTGGAGATTCTACATTATCTCCCGCGTTCATGGCCTTGATTTGCCCTTTACTTTTAGCAGTCAACCCATATTCTTTTGCCAGTTCCAGATATTGACTCCAATTCTCTTTGAGTAGATTCGCCTCCGGACGTTTCACCCATTCGCCTTTTAGATTCTTCATCGTCATTCCATCCTGCGCCAAGACTTCAACGCATTCCAGATAAGCATCATAAGCTGTGGCCATCCGATGCAGCTGGGGAATATCGGCTATTTCCAGCTGACCTCTATCATTCAATTGCTTCACAAGGTCAGATATAATCTTTCGGGCTTCTTTATGCTTGATTGTTTCGGGTAATTTAAAGCTGATTTTCTTCTTTTTTTCCATGATTTTGACTCGTTTTATTATAAAACCATACGATTGTCAGACAGAAACGAGATATTTAACAAAACGAAACAGTTTGGCATTTTTCAAAAAGTGCCGTGTGTGTGAATCAGGGTAGGGCGAGGTTTCCGAGCTCCATTTTCTCAAAATTTGACCCCATACCCCCTCCATAGCGCATTTAATGTTAATTTTAACTTAATTTTAAGAATATCACATTGAATTCATAGGGAAATCCCTATTTATTCAATTCATGCACAGATATTGCCCTAAATATTTGCACATATACAAATGATTATGTATCTTTGTAGTGTCAGATAAACAAAGTATTAACCCTTTAAAACAAAGTCATGAAAGAACTGAATGAACTTGAGCGAATTGAGTTCGAAATTGAAAAGGAGAAACAGAATCTAAGAGAGTGGAAACGTAAGGTGCTTATATTGGAAATAGAAAAAGAAGATGATGAAGCCCGTACTGATGCAATACTCGAAAGGATATCAGAACTCCTTGAAAGGAAAGAGAAATTAAAGAAGTAGTAATCGCCCCTCTTCGGAGGGGCATAACTCTAACAACGATATGAGAACATTGGAAGAAGATTTGTTGAAAATGGATAGTTTGCATGGAGATGAACTTGATGCACACTTGTATGAGATGAAGGCTTTGTATACCAAGCCAGAAGAGAAAGAAGCTATTAGAAAACATCTGGATAAAACTCTTGCCACAATAGCTAACAACGTTGAGAGTATTAGTAATCGTCTCACTATACGGGAACAGATGAATGAAATTATAGATTTAATCCCTGTGTCATACATCGCCAAGAACTACTTTGGCAAGAGTCGTGCTTGGCTGTATCAACGCATTAACGGATATAAGGTTAGAGGGCATGTGTATACACTTAATGAGAAAGAACTTGAAATATTTAATCGTGCCTTAAAAGATATTGGAAATAAAATCGGTTCACTTTCAGTTGGTTAATACAACTGTTATCTGACACCGCCTTTGCTTGTGGACCGTGCAAAGGCATTTGGGGGAGTAGCTATGTTCTACTCCCTTTTTTATTGTGCACTGTTTGATGACATTTTTTGCACAGACTCATAAGATTGTCATAGTCATAAGCTAAAAAAACACGTTGCACCGGATCATCCGTACTCATAAATGAAGTTATATGATGGATGTCTTCGGCTAGAGTTGTTTTGTTTTCTTTCAAACAAGTTTCACAGAGTGGATTACACGCAAATTTCCAGGCACGTAACCGACGCCAGCGATCGGAGTTATATATTTTCCGACGTTCAATGTCGTAATAGTTATCACTCTTCTTCTGTTGTTTTTGAGGCTTGTAAATAGTCGGCATAAGGTATTTCTTTTAAAAGTTTATTATCGTTGATGGCCTGATATTCTATCATTCGGAAGCGATAACAGAAATAATCTATCAACTCCTTATCGGTTGATAGACTAGAAGCCTTTTCATCTTGTGAGACAAAAACTACTGTATCTTGAAAAAGATCTTCTTTACTTTTAGAGCAGTATAGTCCTTGACCATGACTGACACACATAGCTCTCAAGCGATCATAATTGTGTGCAATCATGGTCATAACTTTAATGTTAACCTTTCCCCTTCTCGGTTCTCTCATTCTGTATCTTCCAGTTTCCAGATTCATCAATCAATTCTTCAAGACTACGGTTTACCATTCCTCGAATGATAATCGATGTACTAGTATGTGTTATTTTTGAAAGTTCATTCAAAAGCATCACACTACGTTCATCCAACCGAATAGAAATGCGTTTTTTATATTCCATTATTAGTATTTTATAGCCTCATCTTATTAAATCATTTTCTAAAAAACATATCTCCCGAAATGGACCGGGCTGTATCATCACCTGTTAACCGGATGTACCGGAAGAAGTTCTGCTCCGTCCGATGTCCCGTAAGATTCATTATCTCTAGCGTTTTCATCCGGCCGGTGAGATACATATTTGTCGCTGCACTTCTTCGGGCTGTGTGGCTACTGATAAGCTCCCACTTTTCACGGGTAACAGTAATAAGTCTACCACCTTTAGTATAAGAGTAAGTCACCAGATCATTCAAACCGATTTCCTTCATTATAACTTTCAGATACTTGTTGACGTATTGAATACACAACCCTCTTGGGATGAAACCACCATACTTGGCATAGATTTCCTTCACATAATCATGCGCCGGGACCTTGACATCTACATTCGTTTTCTTTGTCCGGATCACTATATAACCGTTTATCAGGTTCTGGCTTGTCAATCTCGAATAGTCAGAGTAACGCAAGGCAGTAAGGCAACCGAGTATAAACATATCCCTGATTCTTTCCTTTGCTTTCCGCTTATCCTGCTTCTCAAACTTATAGTAATATATCCTAGTGATCTCATTCATTGAAAGGAATACCGCATTTGTAGGCTCACATTTCAAATCAATTTCATCATAGGTAACATCTACTGCATAGTTATATTGCGATGCTCGTCGAACGAGGGACTGAATCTTCTCGATATATCCGACTATCGTGTTATGCCGTAGACCTTGGTCCTCTAAGTAGATAATGAAATCGTCTAAGAATTCTGCTGTTACCGAATTGGTGAATATGTCACAATCAAATTCTTCAGAAAAGCCTTCGATGTGTTTGATTATAGCATCGTAGACTGCGGCATAGTGTTCAGACTTGCGCCTGGATCGCTTTTCAAGTACTTCCCGGATAAAGTCGATGAAGAATATTCCTTCAAGGGGCTTCTCTTGCCGGAAGTGGTTAATGTAGTCCTTTCTCGCTTGGCGGGTCGGGACAGGTTGTGATAATTGTAATGCTTTGGCCGTATCATTTTAAAGGGTTATCATTGTCGTCCTTATCTAGGGAAGAATCCCCGCTTATCTCTATTCCATCATCACAGGCTTCGTTCTCACAGAATGTTTCCTTTTGATGAAATTCACACCAGCCATCACCGAATGAATCTTCATTGATAAATAGCCTACACTCGCTGCATACTTGATCTTTGTCCATCACTATTTTTTTTCGTTATAAAATTCAGTCATGAAACGATTGACTTCACTCTGAATGCGATTCATTAGTTCCCGTACCATCTTTCCTTTGCTGAACTTGTCGTATTCTTGATATTTCATAGATGGAAATACAGTAGTGAAATGAAGTTTGCAGCCATCTTTATCACTCCATCCTCCTAAACTGCCCGAACCATTTTTATCTCTAATACCATAATCAACATAAGCTTCCTCCACTTCTTCCAAAGCCTTGTCATCCACATGATATTCATTCCATACATCCCAACCATATATTGCTGTTGCTAATTTATCAGCAAAGAATGGCACAGCTTCTTTTTTCAATCTATACTTCTTCATTATTGATTAGTTTTTAGTTTGCTCCCGACATCAATGTCGGGAGCAAAAGTTCATTATTATTCTGTATTGAATTAATAAACTCCTGTAATCGTACAGTCATGAAATAGGTGTTTATTCGTTCTTCCCCAGTGTTTTTCATACCATTTAAGCTCCGGGGAGGAAGTCGGATAAACTTTATCAAATCTGCAAATAAGGCAAAAAGGTAACTTATATCCATATCCTCGATGAATACAATGGACTCTATGAATGCCTGTTGCAAATTGAATTATTCTATTTAGTTTCATATTTCACTTTTTGTTTAAGTAAATGTTTTACTTTCTCCTTTGACGATTTCATCGCTTCATCAGAAGCCTTTTCGAAAACGCTATCTGCTATCTGAAAGTCCCTTCTAAAACGATTATCAGGTAAACAGTATATTGTATCTGTTATTTCCGTAACCCTTGTTACAGGCAATATAGTTAGATAAATATTCTTTGTTTTGCAACTTACCAGTGAGGCGATTGCGAGAATTAATAGTATTTTCTTCATATCTAAATTGCTATACGTTAATCTGTACGTGCATCATCGGAAGTACGATATGCATCATTAAATTCTACTTTTAGGAAATCTCCTTCATATTCTGCTTTCAAATCCTCTTTGAGAGCTTTCTTTGCAGCAGACAAAGAGTTTGCTTCAACAATAGCTTTTTCTACTTCGTCTACTTTGTAGGAAATAGTGTAGTCAATATAATACTTCGCCATAATGCTCCTTTCTATCTTGATTAGAATTAAACTTCCTTTTGGGTTATCAACATCTCTGCCTTGTATCGTTTTCCTTTATGAGTAAACTCGGTGCTTAATGTCGTTTTTGCTGAATTAGCATCTATCGCCATGCTGGATATAGTAATAAGGCTAAATTGACCAATTTTGAGCTTATCTTCTGACTTGGTACTATTGATATATTCAGATAATTTGATATCGATCTGCTCTTGAGACAAAGGTTGATTGGCTTGCCATTCGGCACCAGCCACAAAATCTTTTTGCGTCTCTTTGTATAGAACGTCTCTATCATCAGGATCATATAGCCCATCAGCGTATTCTTTTGCTGCTTTCTCTAATGTCTGTTTCATACTTCTATTTTTTGAGGGTTATTTATTAAAGAATTTGAGAAGTCTATCGGCTTCCCTTTTATCCCTGCCAACATAAACAACATTGTTAATCTTCCGTTTACGGATAATATATGCTGGTCTATTCATTACCTCAAAGTAGGCAAGCCGATAGCTTTCTTTGAGAGAAAAAGACTTATCAGAAGGCTTTTGTCTACGACAGACAAACTCTCCTTTTTTTGTATTTCTTTTCTTCATTACTAATTAGATTTGAATTTAAGTTCAACTCTATTTCGATAACTAATTTCTGTTTCTCCGGATTGAAGACGTTGTAATGCTTCTTGGCAATCTTCATCTGTCTCAAACCCCATACAAAACACAAGATTCTCTGTACCGCGCACTTTCTCCTTCAAGTCTACGATGGTATATAAGACTGTTTTTCGGGGATTGAACTGTTTAGTACATATCAAATACCTCGAATCACAAGCACGAACGGTATATGCGTTTCGCTCACCTTCAAAATAAATTTTATCACCTACTTTAAATTCGCTCATATTTATTTTAGATTTTAAGTTAATTGCTTTCTGTATTTTCGAACTCGTTTTACAAGAATGTATCTACAAACCCATACGCACCTTTTGCAGTGTCTAATACGGCAATACCCATGTCTACTATTCTTCATCCACATAATATTGAGCTGTTCGATAGGCATTTTATACCATTTATAAGCAGTTAATAAATTCGATATACATTTGCCCATAGTCTCACTCCAATAATAGAGAAATACACAGTATATGATATAAATCAGATAAAAGACTACACAACTCCATACGACTACACCCGTCCACAATAATATAAATTTGATTATATTCATTTCTATATTGTTTTGAGGTTATTGTATCACACATAAATCAACATACCAATCACTATATATCGGTATAGTGAAATGATGGTGACTATTAAATCTTAATTCCGGATTAGTAACATCGGCAAAATTCAATAGTGCTTCTTCACCGAATGTATAATTAGAGATTTCTGCTAAAAACTGTTCTACCAAATACTTTGGTGATTCATAGTTTTCCTTCCATCGTACTGCTATTAAATCCAAGTCGGAAGCACAAGTCCCATGAACTGCAAGCGCATAGCCGCAATCAAAGGCTATTTTTCTAAGTTTCTCCAAAATCACCGCATAAAACATCGGTCTTGGATTGGCTTTAATTTCTGATTTATCTTTCATTTCTTATATTTTGGTTATGAATATTGTTGTTTTACTTCTTTGGCTACCTCGTGCATATAGTTTTCTGCTTCTTCTGCTGAATCGAAAACTGGTTGAGAACTAAGCATGAGTTTGTGTATTTCTCCGTCTCGCATCATATAGCAGAAAACAGCGAACTTGCCGTTTGGTGCTTCTCTTGAAGCAATTAGAATACCATCAGGATAGTTATTTGATAATTCCAATGCAGTTAATAATGTCATATTATAAATTTATTAGTTATTAATATTGATAAATTGAAAAAAAAAGCATACCTTCACTTTCAACTAAAAATATATAGATATGGTAACATATAAAGTTTCTTTTATTGTTGATGGTGATTATCATGGATTTCTTTATTCTTTTGATAAAGCTCCTTCTGAACATGATTTCAAGATTCTTCTTGATTATGCAGTTATAGATCATTTAATAGGTCTAGGACTTAATACTGTTTATAGTGATTTAAATGTTTCTCTTCATCTTCAAACTAGATGTTAAGAAAGGCTTGCAAGTCCTAGGATATTTCAAGAACTTGCAAGTTATTCGTTAAACTTTGGTATTGGCATCCAATGTGTTATCTCTGCATCCAATATCTGACCTTGTATATTGTAATAATGAATACCGGAATATTCAGCAACTTCTAAGTCATACATTCCACCGTTTCCGTATCTCAATAGTAGTGGTATGTCCATTGGTGGAGTTTCTTGCACACTTGTCCAAGGGGATTGCTTTGCCTGCCATTCAGCACCATCTCTGAATCCGGATTTATAAATAGTTTGTCCAACGATATTATATCCTTCAGCTCCTTCCTTTGCTGCTTCTTCTAATGTCTGTTTCATATCTATATTGTTATGATTAAAATGGTAAATCATCTTTTGTATCATATTTATCCAAAAACGCCTGCGCATCCTTTACTTGCCTACCTGTATATTCATCAGGACTATTCACTATACGCAAGCTGTTTTCATACTCCTGAATACCAGCAGCTAGGAAGTCTCTACTGTCTACAAACTGCTTTGCCTTTTCAAGTACATCGACGGCTTTCTCACCGTCACCGACTTCCAACTCAATACCAACTACTTCATTCTGGTAATTACCAAGATTGAAACATTTTTGATAATAAATCTTTGTTGCTTTCATTTTCTTTATTCTTCAGTTACTATCTGGTGATGCCATTCAACAGGAACTTTCGCCCACTTTCTATATACTTCATCAAATCCTTGTAAATCATCGAACATATCCATTTTACACTTATCAGCAGTAACTAATGAGGCAAACTCTTTAAAATATCGGTCCGCACACTTGACAAAGTCATTATGAAGTTTTTTAAGATTACCAAGTAATAACCCTTTAGCGATCATTACATCAGATGCTTCTTCAATCAAGTTGTTCGCTTCACAATTCAAGAGATGAGCGGCTGATAATAACATGTTCACTCTATCCATACTTCCATCCTTTATTGCTATATTTATTAAATCTTGCTTTGGTCTCATAATTATTTATCTACATTTTTATCTGTTCAATACGATGAGCTTTAACTTCATTATACCAGTTATTTTTATATTCTCTAGCCTCAACAGTAAAAGCAACTTTTACCATATCTCCAATTTTAGGAGGATTCTCTATCGGTCCATCGAAACTATACATAGCAAAACGCATTTTACTGTGATATCTTTCATTGGTTTCCATAACAAACTCCCTCTTCTCCCACTCTTTCCCATTTTTAGTATTCCCGCTGGTAGTTGGCAATTCTACCAATATTTTGCCTTCTGTTTCACATTTCATTATTGTATTGTTTAAAAAGGTTTATCCTCCGATGAGGCTGACGGATTAATATGTGGAATATCCAATAAGTCATAAAACTGTGTAGTTTCTGCATTGAATCCACATATGAATTTCCATGTCCCAATACTACGTCCCTTAGCTATGTCAATCATTGCTGTATTTTCTGTTGATACATTAGAAAAAGGTTCCGGGTACTTTTTGTCCCTTCCGTAATGCTCTGGGCGATATAAAAGCAGGACAACATCTGCAGCTTCTGTTATCTGTCCGCTTCCACGTATTCGACTTATAGACGGGGCTACATCGACTTTATCACGACTTAATTGAGATAAGGCTAGTATCCATATTCCAAGATCTTTTGCTATATTTTTCAATCTCCGCGCAAAGATGCCTAGTTGCATTTCGTCTCCTGAACCGCTATTACTATTTGCAGAAAGGATCTGTAAATAATCGACAATGGCTCCATCTATATCATATCGTTTTTTCATCATCCTTATACTGGATATTATTGAATCAATCGTAGAAGTGCTTTTTCCATCGAAATAAAGAGGAAGATTGTAAATAGGCGCAAGTCCTTTATCTACCATGGAGAATTCCTCTGCTGTCAATTGTGCACTTGCTATACGTACTCCATTCACTCCGCTTGTTTTACTCAATATACGCTGTGACAACTCAACCGGCGACATTTCCATTGTGTAAAACGCCTGTTTTGCACCTGCTATAGCTGCATTTACACAGAAGCTAGTTGCTAGAGACGTCTTGCCCTGTGAACTGTCGGCTGCTATCACTGTCAAATAACCAGGCTTTAATATCCCTTTTCTATCAAGTTCACGAAATCCGGTAGGAGTACCTGAAGAAGCATCAGGGTTATTTATATTATTCTGGATTATTTTGTAGGCTCCTTCAAGGGCTTCACGCAAAGTTATCACACCAGAAGTCTGATCTGAATATATACCATCCAGAGCATTTCTTACTTTTTCTATAATTTCGAAAGGATCCTCTGTGACACATGGTATCAAACTTAATGCATTTTTGAGATTGTCTTCAATTTGACGCCTGGCACTAGCATCTTTCAGTATAGCAGCATGCTCGTACAGGTTCGTATAAACTCTTTGACCCACGATTTCAAAAAACAAAGGAGTATCCTTCTCTTCATTTATTCTCCCCCTTAGCTCACGTTTTACTACCATGAAATCAAATTTCTTACCTTTCTTATCCAGCTCTTTTATAATCTTGAATATCTGTTTATGAAAGTCATGATAAAAACATGCCTCATCCAGAATACTACTGACTTCTACAAGCTTATCAGGGTCATTCAATAGCGTTCCAAGTACTAGGCGTTCTTCATCCAGATCGTAAAATGCTATTCTTTCATTCCGTTTCATTGTTGATTTTCGGTTTTAATCCAATTTAATACAGTCCTATACAGGCTAGAGTATTGCTTCCGCTTATCTTTCCTATTTTCGATTTGAGAAATAACATCAGCGATTTGTTTTTCTGTATAGGTTTCCATTAATCTATCGAGTTCCTTCTCCGTTATCTGGTTCATGTTCTTAGGATTGGCGCAATAAGGAGCATTATCCTTTATCCAAGCCTGAAAACTTAAAAATTTGGGAGAGAGAGTGGAGCCGTTAGGCTCGTTTTCTTTCTTATCCGCGTTAGCGGATTCTTTCTTATTATCATTTACATTAACATTATCATATACATTGGGTTCCACTTTGGTTTCCACTTGGTTTTGCGATGGTTCTTTGGTGGTTTGATTTTGGTTATTATTTGGTTTCAAATTGGTTATTGTTTGGTTATTGTTTGGTTTTGAATTGGATTCATCTTGGTTCCCTTTTGGGGGCCTACCTCCCTTCAAACCATTCTCAAACTTTCTATTATTCGCATTTATTTGAGGTATAACCATAGCTAGCATGGCATTCGTAATCGGCTTTAGTGATTCAGTAGTTTCTCCGTATAGACCATACTCAATTATGGCCGTGAGCACTTCTCCCTGCATCTCTCTCGGCAAATTCTTGATTGCCTCCAACCAGCTTTTATAAAAAACAAATGATTCTCTTTCCATAATCAGGCCACTACAAACACAACAGGAGTTTTATCAGGACGCAAATGCCCCATACAGAATTGACTCAACATACATTTCCTGGCACCTTGCCTTTTATCATAACTACACCCATTGCATCCACATACAGAGACCTTAGCCTGTAGAGACTTATTTCCATATAGAGTCAATGGAGCTCCCCCAACTTTCAACCATTTATAATCATTCTTGTCCATAATCATTTATTTATAAAGTGTGAGCATAATCGGATCCCAATAGACCTATTACATCCCCAAATAGGGCAATATACCATAAAGTTATTTTCCGGACCAGCACGCTTACAAGCGCGGCAATCACATTTGATTTTTGTCTGTATCTTCTTTACCATGACATTTCTTACTTCTTAATAAGGTTAGTTTAGTAATGATGGCTCTTGAGGTTGTTATTGTGCCTGCATCAGAACGATGAAGTAATGTGCTTTTCTTTATCCCTACTTCATCCTCATCCAAATAATCAAAAACAGCACTCAATGAACCAAAAGCATAGCCTTTCTTTCGAAAGATTAAATACACATATATGATTTTCATAATTCAAATAGTTCCATATGTTACTTATTTGGAACTATGCGATGAATCTTCTTACGAATTTTATTGCATCTACGTATCAAGTCACGGGCTGGAGAACAGGGAGATGTACGCTTCTCTATTTCTCTGGAGCATTGACATAACAGTCGATCAATTGCTCGTATATCCGTTTTGCATAATTCCGGCATAATATCAATCCATGTTTTTTTCTTTCATTAGGCGTTTAGTCTCCTTACGATAATAATCAATCATCGCCTTATACTCAAAATCAGATATCTTGTTTATCTGGTTCTTCATAGACTCCAACATGAGTACAACAGACTCACCATACTTGGATATTAATCCACGTCGATACCCCTGTAAATTACCTTCGTCAAATCGATTACATGAACGACATTGAGCATTACAGTTCTTCTCATTGAACCGTGTAGCCATATGTTTTCTATTGATGTAATGTCCACAATCCGCTTGTTCATATGGAAGTAGTCTATTACATGATATACAGATGAAAGTACCATCTTTTCTCATATCACGCACTCGAATAAACTTGCTAAACACTATGTCCAGCTTAACCATGAGGCTATTTTTACTTGGTTTTATTTTTTGTAACATTGGATTGGAGTATTTTGGAATATTGTTCTTCACTACGAAAACGGATAGCATGCCGATACCATACCCCATTTTGGGCCTTATATGTACAGTCTGAATAATCAATGTCAGCCACTTTGGAGATTATAGCATCAGAGGAACCGAGATCCCAGAATATAGATAAATGACCTATAAGAGGTGTTTCTTCTATATGTTCGCTCTCTTGACAGAAAAACATATTGGGATTCTCTTTTGAAAAAGAGATAATCAGTTTATTGTCGGTAGCCTCAACTGAAACATAATTGCTTCCATTGGGAATGTTGAAAGATTGTTTACTCATGGTCTAATATTTTTTTGAATCATAATATTTTTGATTAGCGATGTACTCTTTTACTACATCTTCTTGAGAGGCACGACAACCTAGACTGTCGTGTATGTACTGATACTTCTCTGCGCTCATGCCGGATAATACATCATCATTGTATTCCGTTCTTCCGGCATAGATGCAACCTGCTATTGTCACTACTGCTACAGCTATTGTTAGCAAGTGCTTGCTGACTCTATTCATACTCGAGTGTAATTTTGGGGTATAGCATAACGTAATACATCAGAACCTTTACATTCCCACCGGCCATTCTTTTTATCGGTAGTCTTTATGAAAGCGATCTTTTTTTCAGCAGCCAATCTTTCTAGCCGCCTACGTCCTCCTACTAAGACGGAAGCCTGATTCTTACTGAATGTTACACTTTCAGCAGCCATCATAATTTCTTGTAGTCTGTCCATGGTTATATCTCCTCTTTTCATTAAGGGCGCATCTTTAAAATGAAGTTTAAAATCGTCACATTTAATACTTTATTTTATAAATACTAAAGACGCGCCCTAATTATTATTACTTTTGTGATGTCACATTTAAAATTTTATACTTATGATTACTCTTATTACCCCAAAATTAAAAGACGATCTTTTGGCTGATTTATTATCCGTCGGCAGTATGAATGTCCAAAATGATATTCATTCTTGCGCTAAAGAATTCAATACTACATCAGATATAGTTGAAGCTGTATATGATCAGTTTGAAGAAATGAGGCTGTTAAAGCAAACTAAATGTCTTGGCGGAACAATAATCTTCCAATTAACAGCTAGAGCACATGATCTTTACAGCCATGGCGGCTTTGCTGCTCAAGAAGAGATATTGAAAGCCAATATTCAGAAATTAAGTGATGAATTGGATTTTCTTGCAAAACAGCTTTCTCCAAATTTGTGCGAGAAAGCTGCCTCGCTTTCCACTATTGCGGCCAATATTGCGGCTGTCCTTGGACTCTTCAAGTCCTAAAAGAAAACATTCCAAATTTCTTATTGGGTCCTTTGATGCTATATACATCTTAGGGCTCATTTTATCCTTATAAACTTCTTTTCCATCTAATGTAATAGACCTAGATACGAATAACAGTCCTTTTGCTTTCCCATCATCTCTGCTTTCTGTTTCATGGTATATTGATATTTCAATACGCCTAATACTCTGTGTCCTTTTTTCTTTCATATCCTTTTCTTCCTCCTAAAAGAAGAAAGCCCTATTCTTTCACTATCCTATTGTGGCTGTTAGATAGTTACTCAAATAGAGCTTTGTCCAATGTCTTTTTTCGGTAACAGCCACGAAACCTTTTAATTGTGTCGTAAAACATTCACATATCATTGGATAATTGAAAAGGACTGCCTATCTTTGCGCATGACTAAAGAACAGTGATAGGAATAGGGACGCTTCTCTAACAGCCCTTTTTATATCCGTTTCTTTTTGTGAACTGAATTACGAATGCAAATATCAGTGATGTTTTTCACTAATCAAAACGATTTAGTGAATTTCTTCACTGATTAAACTTTTATTAACTAATGCATCATGAATAGCTGCGAAAGGAAAGCTGAAGAATTAATTCTATATGCCCACAAAAAAGGCGGGACTATTGAATTAGAAGAAGTGCTTAAAGAATTCGATAAGAGTTATATATCAGACGATGTAATGCTCGTGCTTGATATTTACGGAAAGACAGGTTCGGCTGTTTTAGACTCTGCTTACGGCTGGACATGGTTTCAGTTATCAGAAAAGGGAATGCTGTTCGCGCGAAGAGGCTGCTTTACAGGAGAAGCCAGAAGAGATCAATTGGTTAAAATTGGAGCAATAGCCGCCATAATAGCAGCTATTGCTGGAATAATACAACTATTCCTTTGATTTAACAGCATCTTTTGGCAATTTACCAAACTTGATGTAGTCATAAAGAATAGCAGCGTTAGCGCTAAAATCGTTGAAATTCCGGTTGCCATTGCACCCAATGAAACACTGAATTGCAAGTTTAGCAACCTCTAATCGGATTTCTTCATCTGACATAACAATAAGTTTTTAATGGTTAATAAACTAATTCGATACGAATATACTGAAATATTTCACTATGACAACGAAAGACAGATTAAAAGAATTTTTATCATCACAGAAGATTGGTAGAAATAGATTCGAGGAACAATTAGGAATTTCTATTGGATATATGTCCTCAAAAGCAACGACTATAACTTCTGATGTAATTGAAAAAACTATATCAGCATATCCTATTTTAAATATAGAATGGTTGCTTACAGGTAAGGGGGAGATGCTTAAATCCGAGAAATATGACATGGTCGCGGAACCTCCCATAGAGTATGGAAAAAAACAGACTCGTCCTCGTGTTCCTCTCACCGCTGCTGCTGGTTCTTTATCAGGTGACTCTATCGGAGTAACTTTAGAGCAATGTGAGCAAATGCCATTAATACATCAAATACCATCTTATGATTTCACGATGTTTATTAAAGGTGATAGCATGTCCCCCCGATTTGAATCAGGAGATGAAATAGCCTGCCGTCATATTGACCAATCCCGTTTTATTCAATGGGGAAAAGTTCACGTTTTGGATACGACACAGGGATTTGTTATAAAAAGAGTATATGAAGATGGAAATAAAATACGTTGCGTCTCGTATAATCCTGAATATACTGATTTCTCTATTCCCAAAGAAGACATTCTATCTATGAGTTTAGTTGTAGGTCTGGTCAGTATAATGGAAATGTAATTATTGAACTTATTATCAAGCATATAAACAAACATTATGAAAAACATACTAGTAATAGCAATTCTTGCATCATGTTTATTGAGTTGCACGACAAACAACCATGATGGTGTTACCATAATAGACTTAAATAAAAAGGTAGAGAACCTAATCGCAGAAAATCAAAGTTTGAAAGATACGATAAAACTCCTTCAATATCCTGTTTCTGATAGATTTAAGAATATTAAAACACTAGTAGAACAAAATAAATTAGTTGAAGCTACTAAAGAAATAAAACTACTTAGAGAACTCTTTCCTCTATCAGAAGAAACTAAACAGTGTGCGAAACAAGAAGAAATAATATCTGATAAAAAGGAAAAGATAGCTGCAGAACAAGCTCGTGTAAAAGCATTAGGTTTTAAAGCCTTGAAAGAAGAATCAACCGTTGAAGTTTTCTACAATAAAATATCTATAGGAGCATTCTCTACTACATCTACTTTTACTTTTGACGCTTATGATGACAGATGGTTTTTATTCACGGCTGACCGAGGAAATAAATATATATCTGCTCGTATTACTATAACATCGAAAGACAAGGATCCAAAGCTACCTGTATTTTACGCTTATCGCGTTGCTGGGGATAAACTGGAGTGCGTAGGTAGTTTTATTTTAAGGTTTGCAAGATGGGAAGACTACGCTACATACCTCGGTAATTACAATGATAATAGCAATGACTTCTCAAAAACAGCTACTATTCCCTTTAAAATAGGAATAGAAGTTAGTAATGAGATTGCATCTAGCCCATTAATTATTGTTTGTCGAAAACAAAATTGCATGATTCGTCATTCCGATAGATTCTCAAATCCACCAATATCCTATTCAATTGGAGACGGGTGTACTTATGATAGGGTATTAACACTTGAAAGTATAAAAAAAGGTTATGCCGTAGTGAAAATTCTAAATAAGAATAAGTTGTAATATCCTGTATGGCATTGTGTGGGAATTAATGTAATTAATCAACTTGTAATATACGCGCATGAATAAAACAATTTGTGGTCTTCTACTAATAATGATATTGGGATCATGCGGTTCCCTACCGCAACCGGAATCAAGGATAGGGGTTATAGATTATACTCCCTTGATTAAAGCTGGTATTTTTGTGACTGAATCTAATTCTGTAAATTTTGATTATACCGCTGTTGGTAGTATTATTGCAACGGAAAAAGGAGGATGGATAAACGGAAAATCGAAACGTCCTTCTACTGAAGACGCACTCAAAAATATTATAAAAGAATTGGAACGTATGGGAGCGAACGGAATTATTAATCTGAATATATCCGCTTCCGTTGAGATGTCCGATGACCTTATGTCTAAGGTGTTTATTTCTGTCATTACGGTGAAAGGAATGGCTATAAAGATTCCAGATAGTAAACTAAAGAAAGCACCTACTGAATATCCTCGTTTGTTGGGACAAATAGATGATGTGCAATGTCGAGTTACAAAGAAATACAATAATGGCATGACCATATGCACTTCCAAAGAATTGACTCCCGATCAGATTAGAAAAGCTAAAGACACTTTTTCTTTAAAAGGTAAAATCATGTTCAATCTGGAAGGAGCCGGGGAAAAAGGAGAAGCTTATGCCGGGATAGACGATGGATTTATCATCATCTATAAAAGTAATGAGTTTATAAAGTTTTGACGTATTGTATCTATGATAGATACAGGTAAATTTTATAATAATATGGAATACGAAAGTTATGATGGGAAAGATTTGAAGGTTTCACTTAAGAATGGAGAAACAATTACAGGTTATTGCGTGGGTATAGCAGGAAAATTTGAATATAATTCTCAACCAATAAATGACTGTACCCAAATTGTATATATCTGCCCTGATGAGGATAAGAGCAGGATCATATCAATCAAAACTAGCGATATTGAGAAAGTAGATATTATTAATCAGAAGCATTAATGAACGCTTATAATTAATTTATATAATAACAAATAACATTAGACTTATGAAAAGTATTATACCAATAATCGCATTCTTTTTAATCATTACAGGATGCTCAAACAAGAAACAGTTGCCAACCAGAGATCTTGCGATATCTTTGATAGAGAAGGAATATCCTGCAAATGGCAGAAAATTAGAATATAGCCAATTGGATAGTGCTGATGCTGAAATAAAAGGATATACTATCTGGAGAATATATATAGGCAATGACGATTCAATAAGAAATGAATCCTTCCATTTAAATTACAACAAAGATGAAATAAAAATGAATTTTACTTCTACTATTCACCCTGATTTATATAAATCTCTACTATTGAATGATAAAGTATTTACGGATGATCGCAAAAGTGATTGGAAAAGAATAAATAGAGCAAGTGCTAAATTCCAAGGTATTGACAATGAACAATATCATCAATTTGTAGATAGCTTATTGGATAATTAATAAAGCAGTATAGAATTCTATATCAAATGATGACGTATATCAGTTAATATACGAGATTTATAAATCAATAAAGATGGATCAGAATCAGTCAGAGGATCTTATACTCTACAAATATCTTGGTATTGATGGGGCCAAAATGATGCTTTATTATAGAGAGCTTCAATATACTAATGCAACCCAATTTAATGACCCGTTTGATTCTCACCCTAGTTTAATAGATTTCTCTAATGTTCCTCCTGAAAAGTGCAAAGGGTGGCCACCAGAAATTATTAAACTAACTGAATCTAATCGATATGAAAGATACCGAGAAAGGGCTTGGATATGCTGCTTGTCGAAAGTTTGTGATTCATTATTAATGTGGAGCTACTACAATAGCCATAAAGGCGTATGTATTGGACTAAATATGGAGAAAGTGGCAGAATATCTCAATCCATCACTCGGAATAGATGTTGATAATTTGAGGCATGAGGTACAATATCGTGATATTATTAAAAAACCTGACTATTTCCAAGATGCAACAGATTTCTTTCACTATCAAATGTGTACAAAAGCCAAGGCTTGGGAGCATGAACAAGAGGTCCGCATGTTTATTTTAGACCCATCTCCTGAACATATGAACTTACCGTATGAACCCGATGAAAACGAAATTATTAGGAAGGAGCCACGCTTTTACTTAAAAATTGGAGGAGAGTGTTTCGAGTCCATATACCTTGGCGTTAATATAGATAAAAAGGAGAAAGAGAAAATAATCAAAGTTGCTAGAGATCTAAATCCTGATATCAAAATCTATCAAATGGAGATTGATACAAATGCTTTCAGATTAGACGCAAACCAATTATCATAAATTAATCAGTCGTGAACTTTAGAATAAAAGAATAATGAACTAACATAATTATTAACCAAAGACACTGTAACAGTAGAAACAACGGTATCAAAGGAAAAAAAGGAAGTTGTTATAGTACGAATATAATCAGTTGATTAACAGGAGATTTTGAAAGTTGAGCACACCTTTTTAAAGTGTAAACTTCTAAGGCGTGGGTCAAGCGTTCGAATCGCTTCGGAATCACTTAAAGGATTGATAATTCAAGAATTATCAATCCTTTTCTTTTTATCTAAAGAGTCTCGAATTTCATGCAAACAATTGGAGGGTCACCCCGAAAACGGGGGCCGTTTGAAAAGTTGGGGAATGTGTTTCATTCATTTCCGTACCAGATTTGAACTAATTCATTGTATAGGGGTTTAAACTAAACATTACATAATAAAAAAACCATCTATCATGCTATCATTTATTTTAGTAATATTCTAATTATCAAAAGAATAAATATGATAGATCGCTCTAAAAAAAATGTATCTATCATACTTTTACCAGTAAAAACGGGTTATCTATCATCTACAAAATAGCCGTATAAATATTCTATAATAAGCATAAGACGGCTTG